AACCCCAGCGTTGACACTAATCCTCGTTGGGCAACAGGAACTAGAACTCTCAGACTTACTACAAATGAAAATGATTCTCGACTGGCTGGTGCAGTTGCATCTGCAGCAGAAACTGAGTATGCGGCAGAAGGCACATTGAATAGAGTTCAGGAAAACGTTCTTGCCATTAGAAATGCTTCACTTGTCCGTGATACAGTAAACCAGAATAGAACAACTCGTTCTACAAGAACTGAGACTCGTCAAGTTGGTTGGTGGGA